AAAGCTATACTAGCGGCTAATGCAAGACCAGCGAATGTTTTACCCAATCCTTCATCTAATTGTTCTTCGTTTAAAACTTGAAGAAGTTCTTGACGAACAATATTTCTTAATTGTGTTTCTGTTATTTTCATTTTATACAAATTTCCTTTTATAGTTTAGCGGTCCTGCGTCCGCACGGACCTCTTTCCTCTACAACAAAGACGAACGGGTTGGAGTGCCCATTTACGAGTCCAAAATCCTTGTGTTAAAAAAGTAGTCATTGTGTCACCTATTACTATTTTAAATAGTTTATTTATTCTTTATTTTCTTGATTGAGTTTAAGATTTAAACCAAAATCATTGAATAACATACAAAGCGCATAAGTTGTTGCTGATGAGATAAATCCTGCTTGTAATATACCACAGTTTAAATCAAAAAAGAACCAATGAAGAATACCAACCCAAAATCCAACACACATTGGACATTTGAATAACTCTCCAAAAAATCCTTCTTTTGGTCTTACTTTATCAAATATTGTTCCATAAACTAATATTTGTGTAAGACCCCAAGAAGCAAGAATAAAATAAATTAGTTCCATTATTTCTTCTCTTTATCTTTTCCTTCGCCAAGATAAGCGATATTGTAATGCTTGTTGATAGAGTAAGCAGAGGTTCCAATTGAACCTTGTCTTGATTTCTGTGGGATTTCTCCAATCTCTGTGGAGTTTTCGTCGTCTGGATTCAAAAGATAATCTTCTTGATCTTTCTTTAATCTTTCTTCTTCTGCCCAAGTTGGGGCTTCTTCTCTAAAGTATTTAAATATACAGAAAAGTATAACTTCGATTGGTTCGGGTCCGTCAGGTTGTTTTTCTGGTATAGTAGCTTCCAAAGAAGCATATATATTCCCAGCTTGAACTGTTGAAGCATCAATAACACCGCGTTTATATAAGTAATCAAAAAATTTGCTTTGCGTATAATAAGCTCTATCATCCATCAATACTTTTGACAAGGCAATAATCTTGTTATTCTTTGGAGAGAGAATAAGATCCATATATGGATGATCTTGGATCAATATATTTCCATCAAGAGTTTTTCTTGCATCAAGTCGAATAACAACATCTGGTTGTTCTGGAAGTCTAATAACAATTTTCATTAGTCTTGGAGTTCCTTAACCAATGATTGAAAATGTAATACACTTTCTACAATCTGTTTATCAACTGGTTTATTTTTAAGTTCATCAATCTTTTCGATTAATTGTTGTTTTTCAACAAAGCTTATTGTATTAGTTTCGTTGACAATCTTCTTGATTCTTCCAATCTCCTCATTGAGATAAACCATAAAGTCTACATCATCTGCATAAGAGAGAATATAATTAGAGAATAATTCTTTTTGTTCTTTCAGTAAAACATCAGAATATTTATCATTAAATTTCTTTATTACTTGTTTATAAATAATATTATCTATTGGACGCATTTCTTCTTTTTCAATTTCATTTTCGCAAAGTATATCAAGAACTTTTTTCTCTAATAAAACTCTATGCTTGATAGAAACGTTGTCATCAAAAAGTTGTGAAATAGTTGCCAAGTGTTTATAATTTCCAAGAAAGTTGGAAAAGATAGACGATTCAAGTTGTTTGTTCATTTTATTAATGACTTGGGTTTGTTGATTAAAAATACTTTGAGGATTTAAAGAACTATAAACTCTTCTTGCTTCTTGTATCATTCTTTGAGCAATATCTGGATCTACACCCTTTGTTTCATAAAGGCTTTTATAAACATCAAGTTCTTTGTATAAAACAGAGCTTGAACTAAAATGTTCTTTTAAAATACCAAGAATAATAACTCTTTTATTGTTGTCTTTATTAACAACAGCTTTTGTTAATTCTTTAACGAGAGTTTCGTAAAGAAAAGCTGTATTTCTTTTCTTATTGTACTTAACTTTCATTCTTTCTTGCATTAGTAGATTTCTCCAAGTTCTCGATTAGATTTTTGATTTCTTTATTGGTTCTGAACAATTCTAATTCTTCATTATCGTAATTAGATTGCTGTGATTCGTAAACTCCATTCATTACAGAGGATAAATCTCGTAGACCGGGAAATATTGTGCTTTTTCCTGCTAATGATTCTCCACCTTGGGATCTCATAGCACGTTTTCTAGCACCGCTTGCACGAAAATCTTGTGTGCGTTTATAAAGTTTACCTTTGGCACCGGCAGTTGTATACCAGTCATTTCTACGACCGGGTGCTGGTGGTTCTGCTGCGGCTTCTTCTCCACCAGCCTCACCACCGGGAGAAGCTAATAATACGCTTTCTTCGTCAGGTTCTCCACCAGCTTCTTCTGCATCAACTTCTGGTGTTGTAGTTTCTTCTCCACCTGTTGGCATTCCTAATCCACCCAAACCACCTCCACCTCCTCCACCACCACCTTCTTCTTGTGGAGCACCAATTTGTTCAAGGGAAGTAGCAAACTTCTTATCAAAATACATTTCTCTTTGAATCTTGACGATATGTTCATCGGAAAGACCAAAGATGTTTTGTGAAACCCAACGCTTGGAAAAGTATCCTTCTGTTGCAGCAGAGGCAACATCAAACTTGGTTTTCCAATGTTCAAGTTCTTGAAGTGCTGCGAGTTTAGAAGGATTATTGAGTGAAAGACCAAATGAGATCAAATCTGTTCCACGAAATCCGAGTGTATAAAGATGAATAATACCAATTTTTTCAAGTTCTGAAACAACTACTCTTTGAAGTCTTTGAATCGTTCTGGCAAAACGAATATCTTTTTGAGCAAGAGTTGCTTTGTCTTCTGATGCCCCATCACCTCTAATGAGATAAGACATAGGAACTTTAAGAGCAGCAAACAGTTTATCTCTTAAATACTTTACGTCTTCAATTGCAGAAGTAAATTGTCCACCGGGAAGACCTTCAATCTTTGTATTGTTCGTTCCACCACGAACTGGAATAAAGTAATCTTCATCAACAGAGGTTGGATTATAACGTAAATCAACACGGCCCGTACTTGAATCAAGAATCTGATTTCTCTTCATTTGGGTCATGACTTTTTGCATGTATTGTTCTACATCTTCTGGTGGAATATTTCCAACGTCAATGTAGAAGATTTTACGTTCTGGGGATCTCGTTACGCGATAAGCCATCATCGCATCTTCAAGAAGGGTAAGTTGTCTCCAGATTCTTCTTGCTGGATCTAGTACAGAAGTTCCATAAGGAGAGTGTTTATCATTTCCAAGAACTCTAAAGTGGGCAACTTGCCAATTTTCGAAAGTTAAACCACCAGAGTTCCATTGAAATTGAACGTAATTAGAGTTTGTTTTATCTTTGCCTTCCATTCTTTCGATTTGATTTGAAGGAAGACTTACACCATTTGTTATACCAATTTTTTCATCAATTTCTAAATAAAGGAAGAAATCTCCATATTTACACATATTTCTTGACCAACTGAATAAGTTTGATTCAAGATTAAGAGTTTTAAAATATAATGTTTCTAATATTGATTTAATTTCTTCGTTTGCACACTTAACTTTTAACATTGGAGTTAGTTCGTTATTTGTGGTCATTTCATCTGCATAAATATCAAGAGCAGATGCTATTTCTGGCATATATTCCATTTGATCAAAATCGATGTATCTATCAGCACGATTTTGTGCTTGCATCGTTTTGGTGGATATATTTTCGTAGGAAAGATATTCTGATTTCTTAAATTCTAAACCTTGTGCAGATTGAAACTTAAACTTATCAAGTTGGGTTCTTCTGTATCTGCTTTGTGTTTGTTGATCATAATTGGTAATAGGACCAGAAAAAAGCTTTGTTAATTGTTTGAACAATAAAGATTCGGAATTTCTGGTATTTTTAGTTTTGTTATTTGCCATATCTATCCTTTAAATATCCACATAAAGTTTTTTTGCACTTCTCTTTGCTGCAAAAGTTGATCTGTTAATCTATTATTTTTTTGATACCCAATCATACCGGGGATGCTAGTATCTAATACTTTACCCGTTTTACCTATACTTGTCAATAATGCTTTTTGATATTCTACATCTTTTGTAACACTTTGGAACACTGTATCCTTTACCCAACAACCAATCGATAAAGCTAAAACTAAATCATCGTTATAGCCTTGCATTGCTTGCGGTCTTCCGCTATGCCAAACGAAAGTAGTAAGCTCGTTATAAGAACGAACAGAATTTATTTTGATTGATTTTGATCTAATAAATTCTTCAAGTTTTGATATTATAAGTGGACGAGACTTATGTGATGTAGTAAAGCCGGGAACTGAATTAGACATTCCCTCTGCAACATACTGCTCGATATATTCAGTTGAGCCTTTAGTAGAATAATAAACATTTTTATACCCCATTGTTATAATTTTTTCTAATACTGAATAACCTAAATTATTGTTTTCAACAACAATCATACAGTTTCCATACTGTTTTCCGGTATTAAATAGAAGATTTGCAAATCCATCTGTGTTTATTTTTCCTTGATATTCAGCTACTTGTTCCATCGTATCAAGGTTTATAATATGAAAAACTGAAAAGTCTTTACCGTCACCTCTCGCTACATCTGCAACGATAAGGTATTTACACTTTTCATAATATTCTTTCCAAATCCACAAGTTTCTATCAAATCCAACTCGCATCTTTGGTTCTTCAAAAGATTGCGATAAATACTCCAAATCTTCTGCATCCATAACAGTTTCGCCAGAGGCATTAAAAGAACACTCGTATTCTTGTGCAATTTCTCTTTTGCCCATATTTTTGGTTTCTCTATCAAACCAAATCTGATCACGGTCAGGATGCACCGACCAATGTAATTTTATTGCGTAAAATTCATTTATTGTTGATTCTGCATCAACATAAGTTTGATGAAACCAATTTCCTACACCATTTGGAGTTGAAATTGCTATACAACGACCACCAGTTGCCATTGTAGGATAAAGACCTGTCCAAAGCTCTTGCATACCTTCAATGAATGCAGCTTCGTCTAATACAAGTAAAGACAAAGCTTCAGAACGACCAGCATCGGCAGAAGTTGCAGAAGATTTAATTTGTGAACCATTTGAAAGTTCAAACGAGTTTCTGTTGTCGATTGTTACTGTGGCAATCATAAGCCAAGGTGGAACTGACTTAATGATGTACTTGACTTTCTTTACCAAGTTTGATGCTGACAAAAGTTTAGTCGCTAATACTAAAACGTTCTTATCACGATGAAAAAGCATTAACCAAGCAATATAGCCCGCAACTACGGTTGACAAACCAAGCTGACGGGCTTTTAGAACTACGCTAAATCTATGATCTTGAAAGTTCTTTACAATGTCCTCTTGAAACGGATACATTCTGAATGGGATAGGACCACGTTGAGGATGTGAGATTTTGCAGTATGTATTTATGAAGTATGCAGGATTCTTACCACACTTTAAAATTTCGTCTTGAATCTGTTGTTTGGTAAGTTTGTACATTTCATATTAGTCGTTTTTAAACTTAACATTTGATGGTTTTTTTGCTTTCTCTCTTCCCATTTCCAAAAACTTTCTTGTAATATCTCTGGTTATATCTTCTGACGGAGGAGAAACTGGTTCTACATCTTTTAGACTATTAATCTTGTAATGTTTTTTAGCTTCTACGGTGGTTCTTTGTCTTGAAACGGGCTGGACGAACACTTGAACTTCGCCGGTGGGAGTTAATGAGATGGTTTGTTTGGTAATGTCTTTATATTCTTTTTTGAGAAAGGAAACAATTTTTTCGATTGTATCTTCTAAATCACCTTCAAAATCTTTCTTCATGTATACATCTTTTAATCTAATATCAGAGGTATAAATAACTGTAAGCATGTTTCCACTTGTTTTGATTTTAAAACCATCGATGATTCTTGAATCAATTAAAGGATCACCCTCCTCTCTTTTAAGGCCAATAGAGCGAGCTTTGTTATCGGAAGAATAACCTTGAACATGCACACCATCATAAGCATTTGCTGCTGCTTGATGAAGTCCTTGGATTATTTCATAAGTTGTTGCCATTTATCTTCTTTTCCTTTCGCTTAAATAAGCATCGATTGTTTCTGGTGTTGTCATAACTTCTTCTTCGCTTGGTTCTTCGGCAAGTTCGTTTGCTACTTGTGCAATCTCTTCTGCGCTTATTGTTACTTTTATCTCGCCTTCATCTTGTGGAAGTTCAACATTTATATTGCCTTCTTCTGGTGGATAAAGGGAAACGTCTTGTTCGATAAGGAATCTTTTAAGTTCGTTTCTAACAATATTACGAAGTTTAGATTCAGTTATGATCATTAGTATTCTTCCATTTCTTCTTCATATTCTTCATCAGAATAATCATCATATGTTGGTTCTTCTTGCTGTTGATCAAACTCACCATATTGCTGATCATATTCAAGAGCATGTTTAACATCGCCAATCATCTGTGCCATTTTAGATACTTTTGACTGCATCCACTCTGGAAGATTATCGTCACCTTGGATCATATCGTGAAGTTCAAGAGCGTATTTGCCAATCTTATAAAGTTCAGATTTGGTCATATAACCTTCTTGATCATATTCTGGATCTCCCATCAAATTTTCTGATGGTTCGTCAGAATACATTTCTAGTTCTTCTTGAATAATTTCTTTTAATCTGTTTCTTGCTATTTTCATTTTTTATTTGGCCTCCAACCTGTCTTCCATCTTTCTTCTCTTCCTTCGATCCATTGAATATAACATTTTTGGCAACACTCAAAACGATTCATATATAAATCGTCTTTTAAGTCAAAAGAATAGGTAGAACA